TCGACCTTTCGTTGTGGTTATAGTAGGTAGTATACACGAGCACACCGACATTATCAACACGACACGCCGTGTTTCAAGAAATCTTTTTTTGTGATAAACCTCACAAAATTCAAGGGGTTCTATAACACTAGCGTAACGACACGCCCGACCCCGTGCCTTTGCGGGCCAGCTTGACTTTGTCAAGCCGACACGCCGTAGCGTTAGCGTAATTTATTGTGAATTAGATCACGAATTACTAGGCGTAGCATAATTAGGGCGGGGATACCGATACCTAATTGGACTAGCGTAGTTAGTATGCGATTAGTAGTCATTTACGATTACCCCATTTCTTATAAGCCTTGTAGGCTACTACCGCTAGGGCGGTAAGAATAATAGTGTGCCAAGGTAGGTAGATAGCCCCTAAGAAACTATCTAACTCAAATCCGTATTCGTTAGTTATGTGTAATTCAAATCCGTTGATAGTCATTATTAGTTATCCCAACTTAGTGCGAATACTTTTGCTAGTTCTTCATCATCAACATCATCAAAGTCATCTAGTGGCGGTTGTTCTTCATCTGCCTCATCTAGATAAGAGTATGCGTCTGCGACATCTGATTGGATAGACTCGTATTTATCTATCGTGTTTGTATTGTATGAGTATGCGTATGACATTACTTGACCTCTACTTCTCTAATGTTGTAAGTGAAACCCTTACCTAGTTTTTCTAATTCTTTTATTACGGCTAAGATTTCTTCGGGCTTACTAGCCTTTTGATTTACGGCTAATAGTTGAGAGCCTTGCCATAGTGTATAGGTGATAGTCATTATCTGTTCTTCTTTCGTTAGTAGTTGGTTATGTGTTGAGCGGTTATTTGCTAGGCTCACCTTTCGGATTATTTGCTAGGCTCACGCTCTAATTCTTATTTAGTTGTTATGCTGTAATTGTAGCCGATAGGGCTGACATTTACTAGCCGACACGCTATTGCTAGCGTGTGATTTACCTCACACAACAAGCGCAATAGGTAGGTAGGCTAAAGAGGTGCTTTAGCAACGCCTTGCGCTCATAGGTAGTCAATTCGGGGTGGTTAGACTTCACGCCCCCGTGTTGGTATTCATAGACGATTGCGTCTAGTGTTTTTTGAGTGAGCATTTATTTGCTCCTTTCGTTTGTTCTTATAGTAATAACTCTACACTAGGGGACTGACATTTATGCCCGTTTCTCGGGCGTGTCGGTAAAAAACTTTTGTGAGTCGCATCACACTCACGCTCAAGGTCGGAAGCCTATGTGCTCACTATCGGGCAAATCGGACATTTTCTATAGTGTGTATCATACAAGTTAAAAATATATTAACATTTTCTCAAATTTCAAAAAGCTATTGACTTTCGAAAATACCTAATGTTATACTTCCATAGGGGGGTCGGGGGGTCAGCAAATCAATAAATAATAAATATATATAAAGACCTAAGACCTAAGATCAAGTGATACAACTAAAAAAAATATTTTATTAACATTTAGTATACTATATAAAGCAGTTGACTAGAATGAAAGGGTGGTATAATAATACTATGACAAACAACATTATTAGAACTAATTTAGGCGATTGCCCTATTTGCGAAGAAAACAGATGGGGAGTTAAGTTAAATTCAGATGGGGTAGTTGCACCATTCTGCATTGAATGTTCTGGAGACTATGCTGCAAAGCTAGCCTGGGAAGAATCTTTAAATAACATCTAATTAATAAAAACTTGTAATATAATTAAGATATGTCTCCAGAGAAGATATCGATCAAGAAACAAAAAGAAACTCTGGCACGTTATTTAAAAGAAGTTAAAGAAAAAAACCCATGTATGGATTGCAAGGTCTGGTACCCTTACTACATGATGGACTTTGATCATGTGCGTGGACAAAAGCATGCGAATGTGGCGGAACTAATCAATACGTTATCCAAGAAACGAATCGATGAAGAAATAGCCAAATGTGAAGTAGTATGTTCTAATTGCCACAGAGCAAGAACATATATGAGAAAAGTGCGGAAGGCAGGATAAATGAGATTTTGTAGCTATTGCGATAAGGCATCGTATACATCTAAACTATTACAAGATGGATCTATGAAATTCTATTGTCTAGAACATGCTATTAATATTACAGTTGACTAGGATTATGGTATAATAATAATATGCACGATCATGAAAATATAGTATTAACCACAGGTTCAGGAATAACTGAAATGCAACTGATGTGGATTGTTATGGGTTTAATGGCTATTCATCACACATGGATGTGGTGGAAGATGCGACAAAAGAAATGTACTTGTAAAAGACGATGAAGAAAATCTATGGTTTAATTGCGTTAACTGCGACAGCAGTCTTTTCAGGTCTAGCTATGTCTAAATTCTTAAATTGGGCGGGACAGCAAGATATCTTTGATTTTGACCTAAATGAAGACATAGACAATGAACAGTTCTAAATCACTCATTGGTCATTATAGCTAAATGAATACAATATTAAATACAATCTATCTTGGTGTATATCATTTAATTCTTCCAGTAATGTCTCTGGTTATATTATCCTCTATAGTTGTATATATAAAAAGTTTCAAATCTTAATTCTCCCGCCCTTTTCTGGGGTCTTAGTATCGGAGATACCAAATATGACCCGTTAAGGGCTTAGAGCCCCCGTAGAGGGCTTGTATGACATATTCTACAAATGATCACATATGAAGATATGGCTCTTCTTTCGACGGCGCACTTTTTTCGCACTTTTTGCACTATACAGGTCTAAATACATTTGCTATACTGTTGTAATGAGTAATATTGAATTTATATCTATGATGCCAGGACTACAAGAGATACAGCAGTGTAAGCCAAAGCCATCAAAGCAGTTTGTGCCGCAATGGTTTAAAGATACCCCAAACATGTTGGATCAAAGCCATATGCTTGATGGTCCAGGATCGGCTCAGCTTGGTTCGATTAATTTTCCTTCATCATTTACTGTAAAAATTTGTCCATCTTTTCCAGATTTCTTTTCTCAAGGCTACGTTCTTCCAATGTGGTGCGACACAGAACTAGGATTCAACGATAAAACACAAGAATTCCTATGGAAGACCTCTAACGAATCATTTGCTTGGAGCATTCATACAAATAATCAGTTTTTAAAGTGGGCAGACGCAAGCCTACATGGAGATAAAGCAAAGTTTGTATTTAAGGCCGAGTGTCCTTGGAGAATTATTACTCCTAAAGGCTGGTCTGTGTTACAGCTTCCAATGTTTTATCATTATAATAAAAACTTTTCAGTCCTCCCTGGTATTATTGATACTGATATACACCATGAAATCAATCAACAGGTTTTGTATCATGGAGGCAATGAAAAAATTACAATTAATCGAGGGGATCCTTTTGTACACTATATTCCCTTTGAAAGAAAGTCAAAGCTAGGACTTGAGATTAGGGAATTGACTGACATAGACAGAAAACGCTTTCAGAAAAACGAAATGAATATAGCGTCAAAGTTTGTTCCAAATGGTTTGTATAGGCTATTACAAAGAGAACGAGATAAAAAGAAGTAAAAAGAAAAAATCCCATTCAGAGGCGGATCCGAATGGGCTTTTCTAGTGTATTACTACACATTATATAGGGAAGCATTACTGCCGTCACCTACACATCTTAATTGTATTACACGTTATTTTCTAAGTCAACTGTTTTTTCAACAATTTTTTCAGCAGCAGGATATTCAGTAATCCAGCCATAAGGATCTACATTGGTCTCAGGATTGTTTCCTAGGTATACCAGATATTCGGGCAGATTGGTTATTTCAGCCAAGAGTACCATTAAGTCTACACATCTAGCATGTGCTTTTTGATTAGTCGTGTGGCATTTATATTTGTCGTCTACATTGGGGCATACTTTTAATATTTCCATAAGTCTAAAAACAACCTTATGGGCAAAATCCATTTGTTCTTGAGAGTAAGACATTATTTTTTTTCTCCTGGAGTAAATGCTGGTTCAGGTCCTAGCAAATATCCTTCTTGATGATATTCAATCATCCTTGTTGCTTTTTCTGTGTCAAAATGATTTGCAATAAGAGTCATCATATCGTATATGCGATGTAGCATAATATAATTAACCATAGGCAAATTATCTTCAATGGTTCCAGCATCTCTAATTACTGCTCCATCAGGTAGTTTTGATTCATCCATTATTCTTTTACTCCTCCGTCTGTATTAGGGAAGATTACAGGCATCTTCCAATCGTATGTATTAAATCCAGAAGATTCATATTGAATTTCTTCTGGGGTATTTATTTGAATTCCTTTTCCGCACATACAATTGCCACATTCGCAATCTGACATTAGTTGTATTCCTTTCTGTTCCAGTATTTATTTTTATACCAGCCAATAATATGTTTTAAAGATTCGCTACGGGCCAGCTTTGCTTCAGACAATAAATTTGTATTTCTTTCAAGTTTCCAGGGCTCTGACTTAACAGGTATTATTTGTGCAATTGGAGTTCCAGCCTTAATTATTCCTTCAAAGCCCATCTTGAGTAAGAACGGCAACTTGCCACCATTCATTGGGTAGTTTGCGTCAACTAGCCCAGACATTGTTCTAAAAGGCAGATCATCTCTATTCAAAGGGTGTGTTATTAAAAGGCTGTAGCCATCCTCCACCTTAAGAATTTGTTTTGTGCTCCATGAAAAATGGTTATCGTGAAACCCTTGTGGAATGGGTAGTGTTGGAATCATGCCCTTGTCTCTTTCAATAACAAAATCAGTTTCTTTGTATTCAGCATCAAAAAAATTCCAACTTATTTTTGGTCCGTTTGGCGTTTGCTCAACTAAAAAATCAACAGGAGCGGGCATATAATATCCAGTTAAAAAGGCATCCATAAAAGGAGCACAGCTTTTTACTGTTATTGTAGATGGCATAATGCTAAGTTTGCCACCAGCAAATTTTTCTATTTTTTTAAACCATTCAGGCATTACGTCTTTCATGTAGCCTATCTGTTCAAAAACTGGATGATAGACATGGTGTTCTAATTTTTTAGATTTCATTTTTAACCGCTGCTTCTATTTTGCTGTAAGCTTCTAAACCTATGTTGTTCTTGTAATCACAAGACAAGCAATATAAAAATATATTTTCTTTAACATCCTGATTAGGATAAAGAGAGCCTTGATCCATTGGGCATAAAAGCTCTGGAACAAGGCCCTCTCTAGATAAAGAGAGATACTTCGATACATATTGTATCTTCATTTATCCTACTTCTTTTCAGTTGTTGGGAATCGCAATAGCCATTCCTGTGCTTTGGGGGTCATACCCTTCCAGCTGGACCAATCTTGACCGCCATTGGTCATATAGTACGTTATCTCTGCGTTTGTTACTGGGTCGAATAACTCTTTGTTACTCTTTAGGTTGAATTTCTCTAGTCTTTCTGGACCGAGATTTCCAATCATGTTTATCTGGAACATTCCATAAGAATGATCTCCAGTGTTCCTATCCCCGTTATATGCAAGCGGTCTTCCGTTAGATTCACGCTTTGCTATGGACCAAGCTTTCTTAAGGCCTACTCCTTCGAATCCTACAGTCTTAAGTAGTAATACTAGCTCTTCGTCTGTAAGCATCTCAGATGGCTTGTAAATTTCTTTACTGAACTTATCTAAGACTTCTTGCTTTAGTTGGGCTTCAGTTTTCACTAAAGGTTTTACTTCTAGTGCATTCACTGGCTGTACAGGAAACATAAATAATGTAATCATTACTATTGTAACCATGTTGTGAGCCAGATCACTCACCTGTTGTTTTATTTTCTCCATTGGCATTTCCTCCTCTAGAGATAACGAACTACAAGCATAACATTAATTACATAGACCTGTCAAGCCAGTCAACTAGAATAATCATAAAGTATACGTGTATAGTTGACTAATAATATTTTAAAATAAAGGCAATAAATATATTTTACGCTTCCCATATGAATAGTTGTTTGGTAGAATAGGGTCTTCACACTAAATTTAACTTAACCGCTAGGCGGAGAAAAAGGTACTATAAATGTCTAAGACTATTGCAAACCCATATGAAAATTTTATTGCGTTATCAAGATATGCAAGATGGATATCAGAAGATAATCGCCGTGAGACTTGGGGTGAGACAGTAGATAGATATTTTAACTTCATGCTTGGCCACTTAGAAAAAAATCATAATTATATTCCAAATGAGAAGCTTGTTGCGGAATTAAAAGAGTTTGTTTTTGAACGAAATGTAATGCCATCAATGCGTTCTGTTATGACTTCAGGAGCAGCATTGGAAAGAGATAATGTAGCAGGATATAACTGTGCTTTTCTACCAGTTGATTCACCACGTTCATTTGATGAGACAATGTATATTCTTATGTGCGGTACAGGCGTAGGATTTTCTGTTGAGTATAAGTACATCAATAAGCTTCCTGCCGTCCCAGAAACTTTAGAGAAGTCAACTACAGTTATTACAGTAGAAGACTCAAAGCAGGGTTGGGCTAAAGCATACCGTGAGTTGCTAGCACTACTTTGGTCTGGACAGATTCCAGCAATTGATGTTTCTAAGGTAAGACCAGCAGGGGCAAGACTTAAGACAATGGGTGGAAGATCTTCAGGACCACAACCACTTATTAACTTATTTGATTTTACAATTGCAAAGTTTAAGAATGCTACAGGAAGAAATCTAAAGCCAATTGAATGCCACGACATTATGTGCAAGATTGGTGAAGTAGTCGTTGTTGGAGGAGTTCGTCGCTCAGCAATGATTTCTCTTTCTAATATTAATGATATTGAAATGGCACAGGCAAAGTCAGGTAACTGGTGGGAAGCAAGTCCACAACGTGCCTTGTCAAATAACTCTGTTGCGTATTCACGCAAGCCAGACATGGAGCAGTTTATTGCAGAATGGAAATCTCTATATGATTCAAAATCAGGAGAACGAGGTATATACAATGTGGCCGCAGCTCAAGCCCAAGCAGCCAAGTTTGGTAGAAGAGATCCAGATATACACTACGGAACTAACCCATGTTCAGAGATTATTTTACGTCCTTACCAGTTTTGTAACCTTTCAGAAGTCGTACTACGTGAAAATGATACAAATAAAGAAATTGAACGTAAGGTTGAACTTGCAACTATTCTTGGAACGTGGCAGTCAACGCTTACAGACTTTAAATATCTTCGCAAGATTTGGAAAGACAACACAGAAGAAGAGCGTCTACTAGGCGTTTCCTTAACTGGACAATTTGGACATAAGTTCATGTCGGGTAAAGAAGACCTTGTTTCATTAGAATCTTTCTTAATGACCCTTAGAGAAAAAGCAAGAGCAAAGAATAAAGATGAGGCTGGGAAAATTGGGATTCCTGAGTCTGCCGCTATTACATGTGTGAAGCCATCAGGAACAGTATCTCAATTGGTCGGGGTATCTTCAGGAATGCATGCTTGGCATTCTCCGTATTATATTAGAACTGTTCGTGGTTCAAAGGGAGATCCAATTTCTACCTTCCTAAAAGAAGTAGGCATTCCAGTAGAAGATGATGTAATGAAGCCAAACGATACATACGTATTCTCATTTCCAGTAAAAGCACCAGAGGGTGCAATTGTTAGAAATGATCTTACTGCTATTGAGCACCTAAACATCTGGCTAGTTTACCAACGTGCATGGTGTGAGCACAAGCCATCAATTACAGTTTCTGTAAAGGAAGAAGAGTGGATGGAAGTTGGAGCTTGGGTATATAAGCATTTTGACGAGGTATCTGGAATTTCATTCCTACCTCATTCAGATCACTCATACAAACAAGCGCCTTACCAAGAGGTAGACAAAGCAGAATACGATGCACTTGTTGCAAGAATGCCAAAAGATATTCGTTGGGAAGATTTGTCTTTCTACGAAACAGAGGATGGCACATCCACTAATGCTACCCTTGCCTGCAGTTCAGACGGAAATTGTGAGCTAGTAGACATTTCTGCCTAATGTGGTAAAATTATAGTATTGGGGTAAGTCCCCCAAAATTCTGGGCACACCGCTCAAAATGGAGATGATAATATGGCTATCAAAAAATTTGATAAAGCTGATTTAAATAAAGATGGGAAAGTAACAATGCAAGAACAGATTTTAGCAGCAATTGGAACTTACGGAAGAGCATTTTTGGCAGCAGCCACAGCTCTATACATGACTGGCAACACAAATCCAAAAGATTTGATTGCAGCAGGAGTAGCAGCAATTGCTCCAGTTATTCTAAAGGCTCTAAGCCCAAGTAACAAAGAATTTGGATTTACAAGCAAGTAATTGTTATTAGATTAGGAGTGCCCTTATGGTAAAATATCCATAAGGGCTTTTCTAATTAGGGGTAACCGTGGCAGCGCAAAAAAACTTTGAAGTTGATCAAAATACTACTTTTTCATTTGTTATTGACTATACAGATAACAATGATGTACCTATAAACCTTTCTGGAGCCACCGCAAAAATGCAGGTTAGAGATACAAAAGGCGGATCTAAATTATCATTTACTTTGACTTCACCATCTGGCGGAATTACAATTAATGGACCGCTTGGAAGAGTTACATGCACAATGACTCCTGCTCAAACAAGCAAGCTATTTCACCCAAAATCTTCCTACGACATAATGATTACAGATAGCAATAATACAAAAACAAAACTTGTTGAGGGATTTTTAACTCTAAGTAGATCGGTAACCATCTAATGGCAGAAAATATTGTAAAGATTACGGAACAGATAAACAAGGTTGTTCTTTCATCTCCAGGCCCTCAAGGACCTAGAGGAAAATCTATACTTAGTGGACCATCTGCCCCACTAGACAGCGTTGGAATTGAAGGAGACTTTTACTTCAATACAACAACAAATGAATTTTACGGACCAAAGCTATCAATCACCACTTGGAGCGGGGCCAACAAGATTGATCTTGCTACCAAAGACGATATCGCTTTCGTTTACTCCTGGGAAATGTCTCAGGTTCAAGGCCCAGTAGATGGGGTATATTCTGTAGTAATAAATCATAATTTAGGATTCGGTCCCAATGTAACCGTAATATCTAGCGCAGGCGACGTATTGGAAACAGGAATAGATTATAATAGTCTTAATAGATTAACACTGACGATGGCCCAACCATTTTCAGGGACAGCGCATCTGTCGTAAAGGAGAAAGAAAATGGCAAAAAAATTCTTAGTTAGTTTAGACCTCAATAAGAATGAGTTACTAAATGCTAGAATCCAAAACTTAGGTGCTGCTCCATCCAACCCAGTATCTGGACAGATTTACTATGACACATCTAATAATACAATGTATTATTACAATGGACTTACATCACCAAATGGCCCATGGATGCCGATGTCTGGATCCACAGAGGTTATTCAGGATGTAATTGGTTCAGCAATTATAGGCGGAGTTGGTTTAACATCAACATATAGCGATACCGCTGGAACACTAACAATAGATTTAGATAATACCGCAGTAACTGCTGGTTCATACGGTTCAACAACAAAGATCCCAACATTTACAGTAGATGCACAAGGTCGTTTGACTGCAGCAAGCGAAGCAGATGTAGCAACAAACCTTTCAATAGCAGGAGACACTGGAACAGATACAGTTAATCTATTAACTGACACATTAACTGTTGCTGGTGGAGAAGGAATTGATGTAGCTGTAACAAATAATACAATTACAGTTTCAGCAGAAGATGCAACAGACACAAATAAGGGTGTTGCTTCATTTAACGCAACAGACTTTACAGTAACATCAGGCGCAGTATCTATTAACAAAGATTCAGTAATTACACTCTCAGGAGATGTAAGCGGTACTGGAACAATGACGAACCTTGGCGATGTAACAATCAACACAACAGTACAGCCAAATTCAGTAGCACTTGGAACAGACACAACAGGCGATTATGTTGCAAATATTCAAGGAACTGCAAATGAAGTAACAGTAAGCCCTACAACAGGAGAAGGCACAACAGTAACAATTGGTCTTCCAGATAACGTAACAATTACTAATGATTTAAATGTTGGCGGAGACTTAAACGTAACAGGAACAATTAACTCAGTAAATACTACTCAAGTAAATATTGTTGATAATAAGATTAATTTAAATACCGACTTTGTTGGAATTCCTTTAGCAGATGCTGGAATTCGTGTAGAGCGTGGAGATGGTGCAGATGTTGAAATTCTGTGGAATGAAACAAGCGACAACTGGACACTCACAAATAATGGTACAAACTACCATGCAATTGCTCGCAAATATGCAGCAGATCTTGCAAATCCAGATACATTAACCTCTTTAGTTATTACACACAATTTAGGGTCAGATGATGTAACTGTTCAAGTTTTTGAAACAGCAGGAACTAAAGCTCTTGTTGAAACAGATGTTGAGCGTACGTCAGCAAATACAATTACATTAAAATTTGCATCAGCGCCTGCAAGTGGAGCATATAGAGTCGTAATTACTGGTTAAGGGGAGTTTTAAATGTCAGTACAAAGATTAGTCCCTTTACATGCAGTAGCATTAGCCTCAGATCCAGCACAAGCTAGAATTGGCGACCTTTATTATAATACTGTAGAAAAAGCTTTAAAGTTTTATGACGGAACCGCATGGAGTTTAGTTGGCGGCGGCGCAGTAACTGGCCTACTAGATCATATTCACACTTATGACGGAGCCGTATACTCAGTTCAAGAAATTGTTGTCGCTTCTCCAGGAGAAGTTGACGGAGGAACTCCATAATGGCAATTTTAAGAATAAGACGTGGAACTACAGCGCAGTGGGCTGCATCAACCAAAGTAATGAAGTTGGGCGAGCTTGGTATAGATACAACTTTAAATAAAATTAAAACAGGAAACGGTATAGCCGTCTGGAATAATCTTCCCTATATAAATGTATTACCTCAAGAGTTTGCAGATGCAATTGCCAGCATAGACAACACGCTTGGAGAATCATATGTCCAAGTTAGCTTAATAGGAGTTGCAGATGGTCTTGCTACCCTAGGCCCAGATGGTAAAATTCCAGACTCAGAAATACCAGCGGGAATTGCAAGAGATACAGAAGTAGCGTCTGCAGTAGCTAATCTTGTAAACTCAGCACCAAACACATTAGATACATTGAAAGAGCTTTCAGACGCACTTGGAGCAGACGCAAATTTTGCCACTACAGTCTCAACCGCTTTAGGAGATAAGTTAAATTCTGCAACTGCTGCAACTTTGTATTTGCCTTTATCTGAGCCAGCAGTAGATTATTATATTACAAACTCAGGAACAGGATCTTATCTTGTAAATGGAGTTGTTAATGGAAGCATTCATTTTAAAAAGGGTAAAAAATATAGAATTATTGTAAACGCACCAGGGCACCCATTTTGGATTCAAACAGTATCTGGCGGTTATTCTTCATCTAATGTTTATAGCACGGGTATTACAAATTCAGGAACTGATAATGGAAGAATACTAGTTGAGCTTCCACAAAGTGCTCCTGATGATTTGTATTATGCTTGCCAATACCACTCATCTATGGCAGGATCAATTTCAACTCGATCTATCAGCCAAGAAATTGAAGATTCTTTAGATTCAAAAAGTGGAAAGACAATGGAGTACGTTGTTTTATCAGGAACAACAAAAACACTTGCTCAATCAGATCTTTATAAGATAATTGAAACAACTTCAAATAGCGCTGTTACAATTACAATCCCAAACGATGCAGATGACTCTGTATTTCCAGTAGGCTCGTCCTTTGAGGCAAGACAAATGGGAGACGGAAGAATAGAATTTGCATATGCCAGCCCAGTAGTACTTTATTCAACGGAAGGTTATGTTAAAACAAGACTTAAGTACTCATCGGTAATGGTAGAAAAAAGATCAACAAATCTCTGGATATTGACAGGAGACATTGACGCATAATGAGAGCTAAAAGAAAATCAGTAGTTGCATCTTCAAGAAAAAAAGCTTTTTTAAGCTTTCAAGATTTATTTCAAAATAATTTAAGAAGCGGATGGAAGTTTATCAGAGGATCTTGGGTTGCAGCTTCTTCTGTTGCTACTAGCACTACTGCTGTTTCAAATTATCCACTTGCTTCCGTCCCAATGTCTTCTACTAACGTAACCATATCAATAAAAAATCCTGGAGTAGGTACAGGAGCAGCTCTCTGGGTAACAGATAGTGGAGATTGGTGGGGATTAGTTTCTTCTCAAGACCTAAGCCCTGGTACAGGAGGTTGTGCTTCAACAAACCCTTACAACCCTTGTGGTTCAACAAACCCTTACAACCCTTGTGGTTCAACAAACCCTTACAATCCTTGTCCAAACGGATCAGGAAACTGTATTGGCACAGGAGGCAATTGTGCGGGCACAGGAGGTACTTGTAACAGCAGCAGCGGAAGCTGTGTTGGAACTGGAGGTAACTGTGTTGGCACAGGAGGAGAATGTATTGGAGAAGGCGGACAACTTGGTGGAGGTAACTGCAACACAGGAGGAGGGGATTGCATTGCAACAGGTGGTAACTGCAACACATCAGGCGGAAACTGTAATGTTGCTCCGCCCTATGGTGGTAACTGCAACACATCAGGCGGTAACTGTCGTGCTACTGGCGGAAACTGTAATGCAGGAACTGGCGGAAACTGTAGAAGCTTTGGCAACTGTTTAATTTATGGAAGTTATTATATATCTTGCTGTAAGTCATACAATCCGTACAACCCATGTCCTAGCACTAATCCATATAATCCATGTTCTAGCATTAACCCATATAATTCTTGTGTAAATATCAACCCATACAATCCTGGGAACCCATGCTTAAGCATAAACCCATATAATCCTTGCGTAAACGTTAATTTTTACAATCCATGTTCTTCTCGTACCCCTTACAATCCTTGCGTAAACAGAAACCCTTATTTTGTTTATGAATATCTTCCTTGCGGCGACGTAACTCCATATAATCCTTGTGGTGCTACAAACCCATATAATCCTTGTGGTGCTACAAATGCTGGAAATCCTTGCGTAAGCATAAATCCATATAATCCTTGTGGTGGTACAAACCCTTACAATCCTTGCGGTGCTACAAATGTTTGTCAGCCCACAGGTGGTAACTGCTCGGGTACAGGAGGCAATTGTGCGGGCACAGGAGGATCCTGTAGCTCTTATCACCCAACCTATCCAAGATATTTAAAGTTTATACGATTTAGCAATAATGTTGCAACAACTATATTTACCGTAGCTTTGGACGCAGTAACAGAGTTTGTTCAATTAAGAGGGCTAAAGGTAATTGTTTCAAATTCTGCTAAGGGTGGAACAACAGCCACGGTTACAGCAAAAGCTTATTCAGACACCAATATGGTAACTCAAATTGGTGGGGACTTGATATATAACGCAACAAATGTTAAGATTGTATCTAATTACGGAATAGTCGCTTCTCCAAGCAGCTATAACGGTCTAAACAGTGTTGGAGAAATCACTATACAATAAGGAGAAAAAAATGACAACATCAATACCAGTGTGGAGCAGAGTCGTAGTTGGCGCAGAGCCAGGAGTAGTATCTTTTGCTTTATGTCTTGACGGAGTAGTTCAGCAAGTTATGAAAACAAACGTTCAAACAGCAGCGCTTCTTTTAGAGAATCCACAATTTATTATATGCAAAGATGATGCAGAGCCAGGACAAACAGCCGAAGAAGCTGCGCTTTAATACTATATAGAATTGAGTTAGCATGAAATTAATCAAGTTTATTCCTTTCATGGAGGGTAAAGAACTTGTGCGTCCTTCTGTTTCCAAAATACCACAATGGTGGAAAGATGGAGAATCAACAATATTTGACGATAGACCAGGGTTAAAATCCTGCATACCTTTTATGGAAATAATGAGTTCGGGATACACAATAAATTTACCTTTTGATATTTTTGTTGCAAAATCAGAAGATGGAGATATTACAATTAGGTGGAATAGCCCTGAAGAAGGGGCTTGGCCAAATTTTGTGGCAGAAAGACCTAAAGAATTAGGAGAAACAATTCCTAGACCAGCAGGACATTCTCCGAATCATTTTGTTTGGTCACAACAATGGGGATGGAAAACTCCTAAAGGATATTCTAGTATTGTTTGCCACCCATTTAACAGATTTGATTTACCATTTACGACAGTTGCGGGAATTATAGATTCAGATAAGTTTAACGGAAACGGCAATCTTCCATTTTTTTTAAAAGAAGATTTTCAAGGAGTTATTTATGAAGGAACTCCGATAGCTACAATTTTCCCTTATAAAAGAGATAAGTGGCAGTCTTGGTTTGACGATTCAGTAATATCATCTGTTAAAGAAAAACAGTTAAAAGATCTCAGACAGCCTGGTGGAAGCTATAAAAAAAGATTTTGGCAAAGAAAGGTCTATAAATAATGTTTAAGAAAAAAAGACAATATAAAATGAATCCTAAAAAAGATATTTTTAATCCCCCAAAAAGCTTTCACGAAGAAAAAAAAATGTACTCTCTAGCATTAATTTTAGACGATGAAGTTCAAGATATAATTAGAACAGAAGAAAGGTTGTGGGCCCTTTTAGTAAGCGGCGCATCAATTGTAGACATTACGGATTTAGAAATTCAACCAGGAATAAACTGGCTATATGACGAAGAGACAGACGCTTTTGAGAATCCAAATCAACCACAAGAATTAGAACATTTACATGAAGAGGGTGAGGCTCCTGAAGATGAAGATAAATCGACTCAGTAAAACAATAAAAGCTTTTTCAGAAAATATAGAAATTGATTGGGAAAAACCGTCTCCTGCAGTCAAATCTATTCCTGAATGGTTTAAGTCAATAACTCCAGTTGATGAGGAGAAACATGATTTAACAATTAAAAAATGCGTACCCGTTTTAGATTCTTTTACAGCAGGATATCTTTTTAAAACTTCAGTTGATGTAATGTATGACGAAGAGTATAAAAGATTTGTTGACAACGGGTTGCACCCAGAAGTAACCTTTCACCCACAATTTCAAATTACAAACATGGAGCTTGATAGCAATTTGCACCCCTACCCATTTAAGTGGATCAATAGGTTCTACTGGCAAACTCCTAAAGGCTATAGCACGATGTTTATTCATCCTTTAAACAGATCAGATTTACCATTTCAATCTTTATCGGGAATTGTTGATACTGACGAGTTTCCCCTTTCTGTTCAATTCCCATTCTTTATGAAAAAAGGATTTAGCGGATTAATCCCAGCAGGCACACCAATCATTCAAGCTATACCATTCAAAAGAGACGACTACAATTTAATTTTTCCAGATCAAAAAGAATCCTATGAGTACGAACATTTCTGGAACTGGTTTCAACCACCAATGGCAAAATATAAAAGGCTTTTTTGGAAAAGAAAAAAATATCAATGAAAAATAAAAAAAATAGACCGTGGGACAAATACGTAGAAAAAATAACCGCCCCACCTTCTTTTGTAGATGAAATTCCTAAAACTTATATAAATGACAAAGGTTTTGAGGTTCCAGAAGACACGCTAGCATATTATAAAACAGCAGATTACGACTTTGATCTTTCCGATTTAGTTGAAAGCTTAATTGGCAAACCAGACAGAGATTGGTTTTCTATTACAGCTTTTAGCTTTTGTCTACCCTTAACTATTGCAAACCAATACGGATTTGTTGTAAAGTCCAATTGGGACGCAGAGATATCTTGGGATGGAGATCCAAACAGCACAGTCGAAGTCAAATCAGAAGCGTGGCAGAATCACCAAAGCATACAACCCTTTGTAGGAGATTTTGGCAACGGAATCCTAACTTTAGAAAATAAAGTTATTATAAGAACTCCCCCAGGCATAAATTTAATGACGATGCAGCCCCCAAACAGTTTTATAAAAGGGCTTCATGTAATGCAAGGGGTAATAGAGTCTGACAATTTAAGAAGAAACCACAGTTTTAACATAAAAATAACTGAGCCAAACACTGTAATAAAAATTAAAAAAGGAGATTGGCTTGCGGCCTTTATTCCAATACCTAGGTTTTTTGTAGAAAATTTTAAATTAAAAGACGCTTCTAAAATTTTTAGTTCTGATATAATAGAAAACGAAATTGATTCAACTCACAAACTAGGATGGGAAAGATTGAATTCGGATAGAGATAAGATTAATGGCTCGGGAAGAAGATACTTTAAAGGAATACATGTAAACGAAACCCGCTATAAAAACCATCAGAAAAGGATAACAGACCGCCGTGAAGAATGAAGATATCCCAAAATGGGAAAAGGTTACAGCAAGACCGTGGGACCTTTTTAACAACAAAATAGGCCGAGTGTCTGCAGAGATTGCAGCAGAAAGATTGGCCATATGTAAGGCTTGTCCAGAACTTATTAAGGCAACAAAGCAATGTAAAAAATGTGGTTGCATAATGAATTTAAAGGTTAAGCTGCCACACGCATCTTGCCCAATAGGTAAATGGGACGCAACTGAAGAAGAAGTTGAAGAAGAGATAATCTAGAATAATTATAAAGGGTTAGGGGGTATAATATAAGATATGGCTACCTCATTTCCTACCTCTAAAGACATACTGATAAACCCAGACGGGTTAGACTCAGTTGCAGAAGTATCTCATTCCGCTCAACATGCAAATGCAAATGATGCCATAGTAGCACTTGAAACAAAGGTCGGTGTTAATAATTCTACCGACGTAAACTCTCTGGACTATAAGGTAAAGCAGCTTGAGCTAAATTTCCAGGACGAAAATGAAATAAAGGACCTAGCCGCCAGCATTATTACAGGTGGATCCCATACTGGTATTTCAGTAAGCTACAATAACACAACAAATCTTTTAAGCCTATCTGCTACATACGACGACGACGAAGTAGTTAGCGCAGTAGCTCAGGCATTAACTGCAGGAAACGGTATCTCAAAGTCATTTAACGACACAACAAATGTAATTACTATTCAGGTTGACACAACAGTTATTGCAGATAAGACTTATGTAAATACAGCAATATCTAACCTAGTAGATGGCGCCCCCGCTCTTCTGGACACATTGAATGAAATTGCAGCAGCAATTGGTGATGATGCTAATTTTATAACAACTATTACAACCGCTCTTTCAACAAAAGCCCCATTAATTTCACCAGCATTGACTGGAATTCCTACTGCACCAACTGCCGAAGCAGATACTAGCACAACTCAAATTGCAACTACAGCTTTTGCTAAAGCAGAAGCAGATGCTGCACAAGCAGCCGCAGCAACAGACGCAACAACTAAAGTTGCCGCAGAAGCAGCGCTTAGAGTCACAGGCGATGCCGCATCGGTTACAACCGCAGCGCAAGATGCAACTGACAAGGTTGCTGCAGAGGCAGCGCTTAGAGTATCAGGCGATGCTGCTTCCGTGTCAACGGCAGCAACAGACGCAACAACTAAAGTTGCTGCAGAAGCAGCGCTTAGAGTATCAGGCGATGCCGCATCAGTTGCAACCGCAGCGCAAGATGCAACTGACAAGGTTGCTGCAGAGGCAGCGCTTAGGGTTACAGGCGATGCAACATCGGTATCAACCGCAGCCGCTGACGCTACTGCTAAAGTTGCTGCAGAAGCAGCATTAAGAATTACAGGAGATGAAACATCAGTATCAACAGCTGCAACAGACGCAACAACTAAAGTTGCTGCAGAAGCAGCATTAAGAATATCAGGAGACGCAGCTTCGGTTTTAACTGCAGCATCAGATGCAACTACAAAAGCAAATGCCGCTCAAGCAGCTGCAGAGGCAACAGCATCAACGGATGCAACTACCAAGGTTGCTGCAGAAGCAGCACTTAGAATATCAGGAGATGCGGCATCTGTAGCTACCGCAGCAGCGGACGCAACAGCAAAAGCAAATGCAGCCCGTACAGCGGCAGAACTTACAGCAACAAATACTTTTGTACCAATAGCAGGGTTTGCAGAATTAGCTCAAGATTCTGTTTCTAGCCTACTTGCTCACTCAGGACATACAAACGTTACAGCAACTTATGACGATGTTGCAAATAAAATTAATTTAGCAGTTACAGCACAACTTACACAAGAAGAAGCTCAAGACTATATAGCACCATTGTTTGTTCATGGCTTGAATCCTAATATTAATGCTACTTACGATGACGTGGCTAACAAGCTTGTTCTGGAAGCTGTTATTCCACCATCAACAGCAATAGTTTCAGCATCAGCACCAGCAAATCCAATAAATGGACAGTTTTGGTTTGATTCAGATGAGTTTAGAACTGGAAGCACACGGGCTCTTAAAGTTTGGCAATCTTCCACATCTTCTTGGCAATATGTGGCATCAGATCTTTCTTTGTCAACAACTAATACGTGGACTTCTGACAATACATTTACAAATGGAATAGTTATTGGATTGAATGCTAATCCGCCAACCGCAGTACACGGACAAATTTATTATAATAAACTTTCAGATAAACTAAAGGTTTTTGCGTCTGGGCTTTGGCAAGACGTGCAAGTTGGTGAAGGTGGCGGCGGCTTAAGTTTAATATCTACAGATAACACTTTGCCACCTACTACTTTTTTTGTAGGACTTGTTGCTCCACCAGCACAATCAACAAGCAACGGAGATTTATGGATTGACGTTGATGATATTGACACACCTTTTAATCAATTCTATACAGGTGGAGTTTCTCCAGATCCTGCTCAATATGAATTTTGGGTAGACAACGTTGAGCCAATTCAAGAATTAATTTATAGTGCAGATGAACCAGCAACACCTTCATACCCAGGAGAACTTTGGATAGACACAGATGAATTTGATGGTGCAATTGTAGAATTTGGCGCAACGCCACCCAATCCAAATAATGTTCAACTATGGGTAGACATAAATGAAAATGAAAGTCCAAGCTATTATGATCAATTAACTTTTACTAATTACGCTACTGTTGCCAATTTCCCTCAAAATGCTCCTAATGGTTTTGTTGCGTCAGACGCATCTACTGGGTTAGCCTATGTTAGAAGTCAAGGCCAGTGGCTTGCAATAGTAACAGCATCTAATATAAATAATATTATTTCTTCAAATTCAACAGTGTTTGAAGATTTAAAAGCTTTGGCTTGGATGGGCTTTGAATAGCCATTCTGGTATAATTTAGGATAGGAGGGTCATAAATGTCACTAAAAAGATGGAACGGTACCTCATGGGTTACCGTCGCTGGTTCAAGACCAGGACCCCAAGGTGCTACAGGACCTACAGGTTCTGCAGCAACTATTTCTGTTGGAACAGTAACAACTGTCGCAGCAGGAACAGCAGCATCAATTGTAAATGGTGGAACATCATCAGCTGCAATATTTAATTTTCAAATTCCAGCAGGACCAACTGGCGCAGCAGGTGCTGCAGGATCACAAGGTGTGGCGGGACAAAGAGGTTCTTATACATTTACAGGTATAAACAATCCAACAGGATCAAACCCAGCAAGCAAGCTAGGACTAGATACATATTTAAATACAACCACTGGAGATTATTTCCAATATAATTCTACAAATACTACATGGGTACTTCAAGGAAACTTAAAGGGTCCAGTAGGAGCAGCAGGAGCACAAGGCATTACAGGTCCAACGGGCTCAACAGGCCCAGCGGGAGAAACAGCAGTACAAAATGTAATAACAGAACTAGATAGCTGGAAAGCAGACCAGATACTCAATCTTGGTGTATACTATCCAAAGTACGAGTTCTTAACAAATATGACCCAGCAAAATGCAACACTTTTAGCAACAAGCATGATATTTTAGGAGAAAAAAACTATGGCAAGAAAAATTTTAAGTTTAACAGATATTGATTTCGTACCAGGCACAGGAACCTTAACCATTCCTAAGCTTATTCGTAGAGAAAAGCTACTGTTAATCACAAATACAACAGCTAATAAGATTGTTTATAACTTTGCCGACCCTGCCCTAGGACTATATAGTCATTCATTTAGCACTCCTGCTTCAGATGCATATCATGATGCCGCTCACGGAAAAACAATTTTAGTATTAAAATATAACACATCTTCAATGTCGCCTTCAGATGACTGGCAAATTGTTTATGATACAGAAAATGAAGTATTTGAGCCAGCCGATTATTTGGTGGATGCAGTAGGAAAGCTTCGTACAGCAAACCCTACATCTCTTATTGATACTGACTTTGAATATGGTATTCAGAACTCTAAATGGGAAACCCTTACAATGATTCAAAACTACCCAGGGTTCTTCGGCAGATCATCTGGCGGAAACGCAATTGACATTCAGTTAATTCAGGGAAATGGAGCTTCTCCATTATCTACAATGACTGTTACATGTAACTCCCCACACGGCTTAAGCTCAGGAGATGTTATTTCTGTTCAAGAAACAACCTCAGACAATGCAGATGGAACATTTCTATGCTTCCCAACTGGAGCAACAACATTTACTTACACAGCAAAGGGTGTTGTTAGCGGAAACGTTCAAGACGGAACTCTTACATCAATCTACGGCGGCGGAATTTTTGACAATGCTCACATCATGGGTGGAGTTGTTGGACAGCTTGGATCATTTGCTGCAGTATCAGATCAAGCAACTCCATCAAGAATTACAATTGTTTCACCAAAACCACACGGGCTTCTTCCAGGCACACCAGTTCTTATTACACAAAAAGAAGGAAGCAACTTTTTTGGAAGCTTCTTTATTGATACAGTAGATACACCAAACTCAATGTCATTTTTAGCAAATGGACAAATTCTTAATCCAATTAATACAACTGATCAAGGATTTTATGCAAAGCCTGAAGGATACGTAAACCATAGACCACATGATGGTGGAGTTATCATGTCTACAGGAAATAACGTATGTGGTACGCAAACAATGCGCCAGACACGTAGATACTTCAGATATCAGTCTGGAAAATCAATTCAATTTTCAACAGGAACAAAGTTTACTCCTACATTTCAGGTAGAGTATTTAGCTGCTAATGGAATAGTTCCAGGATCTACAGATATTACTGTAACTACTCTTAATTCACACAATTTGCAGCCAGGTGCATATGTTAAAATTGAAGGAACAGAGACATCTGGAAGCTACAACCCATTTAATGGCGTTCACCTTGTAACAGCAATTATTGATGCTACAACATTTAAGTACAATGTAGTGTTTACTCAAACACTATCAGCAATTGATCAAATTCCAGGCGGAGTAAATGTATTCTGTACAGCATACATTTGGAAGGGTGCATCAACAAGAGCTGGTCTATATTCAGAGCAAGATGGATTCTTTTTTGAATATGATGGACAAGGAATCTTTGCTTGTCGTCAATGGTCTACTCAAGTACTTAGAGGAAATGTATCTGTTATTAAATATAACTCAACAGTAACTGGAAACGGAACAATCTTTAGAAAGCAATTAGTTTCAGGAGATAAAATTGTAATCCGTGGACAATCTTATAGAGTTCTTCAAATTGCTTCAGATACATCTTTGACTATTGCCCCAGCATACCGTGGAGCAACCCAGTCAAGCGTAAAAGTTCGCAAAACCCAAATTATTAAAGTAAAGCAAGACCAGTGGAATCTAGATAAATTTGACGGAACAGGTCCATCAGGACACGTTTTCGATCCATCAAAGATGCAGATGACATATATTGATTATTCATGGTACGGAGCAGGAACAATTAGATACGGATTTAGAGGCCAAGGTGGAAAGATTACTTGGTGTCATGAAATTTCTAATAACAATAATAACCTTGCTGCATATCAAAGATCAGGTAACTTGCCAGCTAGATATGAAGCAATCAATGAACCAACGAAGTTTTCAAAACTAGTTGCAGGAGGAACGGCAGTAAGAGGATCTAATCTTCTTCCACAAGATACAGTAATGTATGTTGATAACGTCGACTACTGGCCAGCAAGTGGATATCTTAGAATTCAAGATGAAAATTATGTAGAAATTGCAAGATTTACATCAATTGGTGCATACAATCAAACAGCAAAGGGATATGCTATGAATCTTATTCGTAGACAACCTTACGTAACATATTATGCAGGGTCATCCTATAGTCTTAATGGAACTTACGTAGCAGCAACCTTTAGACCAGATGCAACAATTCCTGGAGGATCAGGATCTGCACAAGTTTCAATTCAAGTTATTTCTCAGGAATGCGCTCCAGTTATGAGCCACTGGGGTTCTTCAGTAATTATGGACGGAGGCTTTGATGATGACGCTTCCTTTATCTTTACAGCTGGTATGCAGCGCTACCTACAGGTTGGTGGATCTGGATCGGTTTCAGCAACAATTGTTTCTAGAGCAAGAGCATCAGGAGTTGCAACATTAACGACTTCAGCACCTCACTCATTACTTGCAGGATATAACGCAGTAATTTCAGGCGTAAATGATGTCTCTGTAATCACTTACAAGCAACTAACTAATAACACAGCAAGTCTTACAACATCTGTTGCCCACAGACACAGAGTTGGCCAGACGGTGGTAGTCTCTGGAGTTGACAATGTGTTCAATGGTACATGGACAATTACTGGAGTTACATCTACAACATTCTTGTTTACTAGAAATTCTAGCAATATTCCATTCCAAGCAGTATCGCCATTTAATAGCCCAACAGCTTTAACTTCAAGCTATTACAATGGAACGTTTTTGATAAATAACGTTACATCAAATACTATTCAGTATGCGCTTGCTCAAGCAGATGAAACCTCATCTGCGGTTAATCCAAACGGAGCTATAACTCAGGTATTTGGAGCAACACAGCAGGCACGTCCTCTAATTTCACTTAGAGTTGCACCATCTGCAGATAATGGTACTGGACGTAACTTTGGACTTCGTGAGCTATCAAATAACATGCAGCTAAAGCTTTACAGCGTAAACATTTTGGCGCAAGGTCAGTTCCTTGTAGAAGGAATTCTAAACGCACAATCTCTAAACGGTGTTAATGTCCCAGATGCCTGGGCACTTAACAGAGTGGGTTCAGGATCACTTGCTCAAATTATTTACCACGATAATACAGGTATACCTGGGTCACCAGTTCTTTCTCCTACGAATACAGTTTCTGGAGGAGACCGTGTATTTGCTTTCTATACAGATAACGGCGGAGGTACAAACTACTCCGTAACACGTATCGATCTTACAAAAGCAAGAGACCTAGGAAACTCTATTCTAAATGGAGATGGAAGCACGGCTACGCCAGGTTTCCCAAATGCTCCAGACATCCTTACAATCGTTGCTACAAATCTTGGTTCTTCAGCGGCCAACATTTCAGCAGTGCTTGCATGGACGGAAGCGCAGGCTTAAAAAATGCCAGACTACTCATCCTTAACCACACAGATTAATCAATTTAAAACAGCAGCAACTGCTTTAATGACTAATGCTAACGACCCGCTAAATGCAAATGAATTGCAACTTGTAGGAGCGGCATTAAATCAGATGGGTAATACTTTAGGTGTTGCAGACATAAATAATGCTACTACCGACGCTCTAGCAACAATTGGAGCGGCAGGAACACTAGCAATTAATTCATTTAATAACAGCGTTAATGGAGAAAGATTAACTTTTGCAGAAGACGATATTGTAAATTTGCAAGGAAGAGTAGTAAATATTGAAGGGTTTGTTAATACAAACTCAGCTCAATATACAACTCTTCAGTCTACAGTATCAGCACTTCAAACATCTTTGTCTACAGTGCCATCAAGTTGGAAACTAATTACAACAGCATATACAGCGGTTAATAATGACAGACTGCTTGTTCAAGCACCAGGGTCGGGATTAATTATAACATTGCCTCAAAGTCCTACTACAGGATTTACGGTTGAATTTGTAGACGCTTTAGGAACTGCAGCTACAACTAATTTTACAATTGCAAGAAATTCACAAAACATACAAGGAGTTGCACAAAATCTTGTGTTTAACGTAAGCGGTGCTTATATTAGACTTATTTATGTAGATGCAACAAGAGGGTGGATAAGAGTATAATGGCAAACTTAAGCGAAGTTTTAGCGGAAACAGCTGTAAAAACAAATCTTGATCTTCAGACCTATCGGACTGGAAGAAGAGATCTTGGAACCGTAAACGGTGCAGTTAATCTTGATTTATCTCTTTCAAACGATTTTACTGCAACAGTAAATGGAAATACTACATTTACAATTATAAACACCCCCTCTACTGGCGTTGTAGGATTTTCTCTACAGCTAATTGGTGGCGGAGCATATACAATAACATTTGCAAATGGAAAATACCCATCAGCAACAGCACCAGCCTTAACATCAGGTGGAATTGATGTTATAACATTTATCACCTATGATAATGGCACAAACTGGCGTGGAACTCTAGCAATGAAGGACTCAAGATAATGTACGCACAAGTTATAGATGAAGAAATTGTAAGAGTTATTGATGAGCAATCTTTAAGAGAGATGTACTCATCTACACATTTTCCAGCAGTAATAACTCAAGAAGCACTAGAGGGATTTGATAATTGGTATGTTGTAGTAGACTCTACAGATTTGCCAGAATTTGACAAGGCTTCTAAGAAATTAGAGTTTACTAGATATTTTAACGGAACATCAGTTGTCGGTCAATACTCAGTTGTTGATCTTTCAAATGCAGAAAAAGCTGCAGCAAAAGAATCAAGAAAAAGCGAAGTTAGATACCATAGAGACAATACTCTAAATGCAACAGACTATCTTATGACATCAGACCTATTCAATTCATTTTCATCAACAGATCAAGAAAAGATAGTTGAATACAGACAGGCTCTAAGAGACTTAACAAGCCAAGCAGATCCATTTAATATTACCTGGCCATCACTCGATATTGAATCGGTTACCCTAAAATATAAAGTAGAGATCTAATGCCATTTCCGCCAGCCAGATACTCGACAGCAACGGGAGTAAAATCTTTTTTTCTAAGACAAGTTATCACAAAAGGCTACGTACTTGCTGGATATAGAAACAGCCAGCCATGGACAAGCGTTAACGAAGTAACACACTCAACTGACACAACTATTGATCTGGGCGGCGCAATGAATAACTCTAGCGCATACCCAGGAGGTATGTGTGATGATACATATACATACCTGCTTAAAGCCAACAACGCTGTAGGAGGACAGAGCTCCAATATGAATAGGTATAACATGAGAACTAATGTATCTGTTCAATATGGAAACTCTCCATATGAGGTAGCAAATGCAGGAACACTTATGCACCACGAGCAATTTTACGCATACGGTAAGCCAGCTCAAGGGTCAGCAGCAATTATGAAATTTAATTTTACAACAGGAGCATGGATGAGCTCACTAGGCGCATCTTTCGGAAACAACTCTCAAACAATGTCATCTTTTTATCATGAAAGATTTGGATACCATTACGGAGACGACAATGGTGTAAAATTTACTTTTGCAACAGAAACACAAGCCAATTCTCCCATGAATGGTGTTCACGGACAACAAAAAGGAATTTCTTCAAAGCTAGCATATGTGTACGCAGGTAACGAAGGCAACTACGCTGGAGGATATAACTTAAGAAGATTTAGTGTTGTTACAGAAACAAACGTAGGAAACGTATCAAAGCCCATTGGAAACTGTGGAGAAGAAGATTTTGATATGGGACAGAATTGGCAGTACATGCTCGGAAACTATAATGGAGAGCAAAACAATAGATCTTGGAGATTTAACTATGCAACAGACTCTGGCTATGAAGGCGGAGGAGGAATGCAGTCTAAGGGAGTTCCAGGCAGAAGTTCTGCTCAAAACGGTTACCGTTCTTAATAGATAGGAAATAAAATGAGATACATAAACGATATAACATCGGATGTTTCTAATTACACAAAATCACAAAAAGACATTCTTCTTTACGCTACCAATAGACACTGGGGCACACCAACGTTTAAAATAGATAATTTTGTTGGTGGATCGCAGTTTACACCTTTTGGTAAATTAAGACAGCTTCTTTTAGAGCTTGGGGCAAGAGAAACCATGATCGTAGAACAAGAGCTAAAAATAGAAAGAGTTAAACTAGAAATTGAACTAGAAAAAGAAAAGATTAGCTTTAGCACTTCTCCTATTGAGATAAAAATTCATGAGCTTAATATTAAAGAAAAAGAAAGAACTCTGCTAAATCTAAAAAATGGAGTTAGTTTGGTATACGAAGAGCGAGATAAGTATATGATGCTAATTGATAAGTTTAATAATTCCGAAGAAGGAAAACTTCCAGATGGCCGACAAATTATGGACATCATTGGTAATTACGAAGAAGAAGAAAGACTTGAAGCAGAGCTTTGGGGAATTAGACTTGGAGCACAGGCTGCTTATGATCTAATGTTTTACGGAAGAGTTAATGGCGGAAACATGGAAGCAATTGATCAGCTACCAAAAGAGGTTAGAGAAATAGCTCTTGAAACTGCGGTAGTTAAAGCAATTGAAACTAACAAGCATTTAGATGCACTTCAAATAGAAACTAGAAAAAGACTAGAATTGTCTGATTCAGAAGACGGCCTTTGGGAAGAAATTGAATGATCTATTTTTTATTTAACCCAGAAGACAATGCTCCATATATAAAAGAGGTAGGGGTATGGGGTAATGTTTGTGTCGGTGCAATAGATGAAGTTTTATTATCTTATATAAAGCTTCCAACTTCAATATCAGTATCAGAAGAAATTGCATACGCATGGAAGTTTGCTGGAAAGTATAAGGGAGAGATCAGTGTTAGAGAAAATACTAACTCTTATGACCAATTAGACCCTTCTTTACTTAAGCCACATAAAGATAAGTTTAAATATACTTTATCAGAAAAGGATAAGGAAAATGGCTTCCTTTTTCACAAAGCAGTAATGTACTTCATGTTAAACAAACATTATTATAATAAGTTTTTAATTTCAAAGTCTACCCCTGAAGAATTAAGAGGCGCAGATTGGAAATCCGAAGAAGACTTATTAAAAGATAAAAACAAAATAATTGAAGAAATAAAGTCTTGCCAAGATTGGCATGAGACTGGTATACTAATATCTAACAGATTCGGAATTGCCCATATTCCTGAAGCGCAGGCCAAAATAGATTTGTAGGAAAATGTTTAGCGTTCCATTAAACCCAAAGTTAAACGAAAAGCAAATGTCTGATTTTATTCAGTTTTTAAAAGAATATAAACAGTACATTTACGATTTTTATTTTACTTGCAGAATACCCCCGTTTACTCAAGATGCAATGGGAGATGTATTTGAGGGCCAAGAAGAAGACTACGACTATCTAATTAATTTGGCGCTATATGTGCAGTCCGAAACTGGAGTTCTAGCTTCAGCAGTTTTTAATAATACAGAAGTAAGACCTTCTCAACAAAATCTAGATCTATTTATTAAATCTTTTGCTTCAGTTTACGACGCAGGAATTCGATCCGCAACAATACCTCACACGCACTGGATGGCTACAGGGCAAATTAAAAAAGCGTTTCCAGAGCTTTTTGTAAAGAATACAATTCTTAGAAATGTATCAGAGCCTAGAGATATTGAAAAACTAGCAAAAGCTGGCTTTGACTATATTAATTTAGACCGTGATCTAATGCGTGACCACGAAAAGCTTAAGCGTTTTAAAAAAGCCAAGCAGCAGTATGGAGTAAAGCTTTCGCTTTTAGCTAACGAAGGATGCTACGGCGGGTGCATAATGATGGATGAGCACTATCAATTCAATAACACCAGAACAGATGGACCTCAATATTTTAATGACCCTATAAGCAGGGTTTCCTGCCCAAAATGGGACCATGAAGACTTTGCCGTATCTTTAAAGACAGCTAATTTCCCACCTTGGAGAGAAGATTGGCAGGAGTTTATTGATGACTTAGGTATTGATGTTATTAAGATGCATGGTAGAGAATCACACACCAGGCTCAAAGAAACCATGGATATAGTCAGGAGATATGCCAACAATGAAGAAATTTTATTTGACAGCTTTAATGATTTTATTGAAGAGACTAATATGGTTGACAAACCAATTACCGTCTGGCGTAATAAGATCAAAAATTGTAAATTTGATTGCTGGGATTGCGGCTATTGTGACAAAATAATGGCTGTCAAATATGGAAACCACATAAGCCCAAAGGTTGCTATTGTTGCACAGCAATTAGTTGACTCAGTAAACAATCCAATAGAAATTAATATACCAGGATTAACATCTACAAGAGTTCAATCTTTAATTAATGGTCTGGCTAAGTCGTCTTCTAAATACCTCGAAATTGGTTCTTATCAGGGTGCTACAGCCGCTGCTGCATTAAGTGGTAACAATATACATGCATACTTTGTAGACACGTGGCAGGATGCCCCACAGGCCGTAAGAGAAGAATGGGAAACTCCAGAGACCAATTCCCTTGAAGAATTTAAAAAGAACATAGAGCCTTATAAAGGAAGCAACAAGGTCTTTATATCTAACTCAGATATGTTTAAGGTTAACGTTAAAAGCATCTCAGACATAGATCTGTTTTTTTATGACGGACCACATGATCTTGAGTCTACAAGAAAAGCTGTTAAGTATTATTCGCCATCATTTGCTAATCAATCTATTTTAATATTTGATGATGCAAATTGGACGGAAGTGGTTCAAGGGGCACATAAGGGAATAGTTGATTCTGGATTAAAAATATTGTATAGTAAGAAAGTGTTAAATGCACTTGAGTCAGACACCGAGTGGTGGAATGGGCTATATATAGTAGTAGTAGAAAAATAATGGAAATCACAACATCTTTAATTACAGATAATCAACAGTATTTGTTGCTACTTGCAACAGTTATGGGGCTGTCCTTTTGGGCAAAGAAAACACAAGTATTCCTGCCAGTATATAAATTTATTGCAGATAAAGTAAAGTCAAAGAGAGCAGTTGTTGCTTTAATTTCTTTAATTTCAGGAGTGCTCCCAATCAACGGAAGAGCTTCAGTTTCTGCTGGAGCCCTAGATACAATTGCTCCAAATAATGAAAAAAGAAAAGTCTTTGGAATTATTGATTATCTTTCAACCCATCATTACTACTTCTGGTCTCCATTAGAGGCAACAGTTCTTGTACCAATGGCTGCTTTAAGCATTTCTTATTGGGAGTTCATGGGAAGAATTTGGCCTCTTCTTGCTACAGCTTTAATTGTAATTTTTTATTATATATTTAAGATTGTAAAAGAAGATGAGGTGGAAATTAATATATCTAAATCCATAGCACCTTCAACGTGGAAAGAAGACAGAAAGCAAATCAAGTCCTATGCAACAACCTTGCTATTTGTCGGACTAGTTATAATTCTAAGCAATATTGTAAAAGCAAATTTTGATCAAATCAATGCTTGGGTAAATGGCGCACATGATAATGGTCTACTAGTTCTAGTTGCAGTTGCAGGATTCCTTGCAAGCTTTGCATTAGGCTCAAGCGGTAAGTTTGCTGGTTTCACATCCCTATCCGCTACAGTTTATGGCATAGACTATTTGCCATTGTTCTTTGCAATAGATTATGCGGGATACATGCTGGCCCCAACTCACAAATGCCTTGTCATCACCAAGTCATATTTTGACACTCCGCTAAAGAAGCACTACAAGGCAATTTTTGCCTTGGTCCTGCCAATTGTTCTTGTGGGAATATTGACCTATTTAACCATAGATAAGTAGTACCCCTGCTGGCTTCTTAAATGCCTGTGGGGTATAATGGGTTAAGCAAAGGCAGTATAACTGTCTTTGACGATAAAGATTTATGATATACTTTTAGGTATAGGAGATACAAAATGCCAGATTATGCAAGTTTAACGTCCCAAGTAGAGTTATTCAAAACTAAGGTAGCCGCCCTCAGCGGTTCTTCGCTTGGAGCACAAGAATTGGTTTACCTAGCTAAAGCAATTGAATCAATGGGAAATCTTTTGGGAGTCAACGACGTATTGGCAGCTACAAACACCAAGCTCAACGACATCTCAACTGCTGTAACTGGCGCCGTAACAACAGTGTCATCCGCAGGAAGTACACAAGTAGCAGCAGTCGCTGCAGCAGGAGCAACACAGGTAGCAGCTGTTGCAAATGAATTAAACAACTTTACAATCTATCAGAATATGGGAGTAATATAAAATGCCAACAACAGTTAGCTTACCAGCACGTTTTTATGCAGGAACACTTACAAATGCCGAAGTAGGAGTCTGGACAGTTCCAGCAGCAGAGACAGACGTAATCACATCGATTACAGTACAAAATATCACACTTGCTGCTCAATCATTTGATGTTAAAATGGCAGGAACATTCTTGGCTTACCAGCTAAGTCTTCCACCACAAACATTCATGACTTTGGATATCAAGCAGGTTCTTAATACCGCTGAAAGTATTCTAGTTAAAGCCTCAAATAACAACGCAGTGACGATGTTTATTTCAGGCGTAAAAATAACATCATCATAATTTAAAGGAGTAAAAAATGTCACAAGTTTCCAACACTACAAGTTCAATTTATTTGCCAGGACTAACTACAACAATCAATGCTGCCGTAACACAGGGACTACAGACTGGTATTACAGCAGAAGCGATTGCTTCTGGTGGTGTAAGCTCAATGTTCATGCCTCTTGAAACAAGAATTTATTCTTCTTCAAACTGGACACGTCCAGCAAACACAGGACCAGTTATTAAACTTGTTCTTGTCGGTGGTGGAGGTTCAGGTGGGTCTGGGCACTCTTGGTCACACAATGGATCTGGTGGCGGCGGAGCAGGACAACTTATTGAAAGATGGTTAGATATTTCTTCAATACCAGTTGGAGGAACTATTCCAGTTACTATTGGAAACGGTGGGCCAGCAGTTTCTGGAAACTCAAACGGAAACAATGGAGCAAACTCTTCATTTGGTGTAAACGGAAACTCATACTATTGTATTGCATACGGTGGAGGCGGAGGAGGATATCCTTACGGAACTGGTAACAATGGAAACTCTGGAAGCATGGGACCTGGCATGGGCAATCAAAACGGCGGAGGCTCAGGCGGAGGCGGAGGCGCAGGAGGAGATTGGCAATATGGCGCAGCAGGCGGAGGCGGAGGCGCAGGAGGCGCAGCAGGCCCTGGAAGAAACACTACTTCAAGCAACGGTACAGGTTCTCCAGGATACCAAGGTGGATTTGGTTGGGGACCAGGAGCATCTGGTGGAGCACCAGGATCTAACCACAGTTGGACTTCATGGATTGGAGTTGGCGGTTTCGGCGGAATTGGTCAATATGGAATTGCAGGCGGAGGCGGCGGAGGCGGCGGAGCAGGCGGCGGAGGCTCATGCGGTGGCGGAGCAGGTGGCTCACCAACAACTGATAACTCAGGTGGAGAAGGCAGAAACGGAACAGGATCTGGTGGTGGTGGAAATTCTCACTCAAACGGAGTCGGCAACAGAGGAGGTTCTGGCGTAGCTATTATTACATACTACGTTAAGGCATAATTATGAGAGACTACGTATTTATTAATGAAGATGGTACAGTACATAACATACTAAGCCTAGTTGGACCTGAAGCAATTGAAGCAAACGAAGACCTAAAAGATCTTTTACACTTTGATTACACTGACTGGGATTATGATGATAAGCCAGGACCTGGCTCTACATATAACAGAGAAACAGAATCTTGGACTAAGCCAATTCCACCTATTACAAATGTTGTTGTGGAGCACCGAGTACCAATTACAGAACCAATAGCGGATGAATTAGCGGGAGGTCAAGAATAATGTCAAGAGTATGGGCACTATTAGTAGATAACATTATAGGAAATGTAATTCTTGCAGAAGAAGATTTTATTGAATCTCATCCAGATTTTTCAGGATTAGATCGGATTGACATTACAGACTATGACCCACAACCAGGAATTATGTGGGTACTAGAAGACAATAAGTTTAAGGCACCAGAATCAGTAAAACCAAAACCAGAACACCTTGAGCTTGACCCAGTTAACAGTGTTTACGAAATTGAGGTAATATCATAATGGCAACATACGGAACAATTAATCAGATATACGTACCAGGACTAGATGCTCAAATTTTAGCATCAACAACAGCGCTTTCAACATCTATTGCAATTCCATTAATTGCAGCAAATCTTTCAGGTTTTTATAATGCATATGAAGTGACACTTCTAAGCGGAGGTTCATGGACACGTCCAGCTAATAGCGCACCAAACATAGAAGTAACACTTGTGG